CACGGCAACTATGTTGCTGCCTGTGGCTGTTGTAATTGCTTTTGTCGTGTTAACTGCCAAGGCATTCAGCCCTGTGACAGTGGTCTCTGTACCGGCGGCGCTGGTTGCGATAATAACAGAGGCTACGATTGCACCGGCTGACAGTTTTCTTGAAAACGTATTTACTGTGAAAGTAAAGGGGGAATCGAGCACAAGAAATACTGGTGTGAATCCCGAATCAAGTTCGTCCCCGTATTGACCAGAGATTGCAAAAACTACATCTGTGTCAACTGAGGTGGCAACAATGTTTGTGGCTGAGAGTGCCGGGGTGTGTACCTTTGTGGTCGCATGGATATTCGTGGCGGAGATAGTTGTGGCAGAAAGAGCCACGGTATGGATCTTTGTGGTTGCGGTAATGGTTGCAGCAATAATGTTCGTGGCCGACAGGGCTGGTGTGTGAATGTTCGACGTTGCCGTGATTGTTGCTGCAATGAAGTTCGTAACAGAGAGTGACGGCGTATGGATTGAGGTCGCTGTCACGCTACCTGCGGTGATGTTAGTCGCAGAGAGGGCGGGGGTATGTATCTTTGTTGTGGCCGTGATTGTTGCCGCTAGGATATTTGTGGCGCTCAAAGCCGGAGTGTGAATGTTAGATGTGGCAGTGATCGTCGCAGCATTAAAGTTCGTCACAGATAAGGTTGGTGTGTGGATCGAGGTAGCTGTAACCGTACCTGCTACGATGTTTGTTGCTGATAATGCTGCTGTATGAATCTTTGTTGATGCAAAGATATTAGTTGCTGAGACGTTTGTGACCGAGATCGCAGGAGTGTGGATCTTGGACGTTGCTGTGATTGTCGCAGCAATAAAATTAGTCACAGATAGGGATGGCGTATGAATCGAGGTAGCTGTAACCGTACCTGCGATGATATTAGTTGCAGAGAGGACTGGGGTATGAATCTTCGTAGACGCAAAGATATTTGTGGCTGAGACGTTTGTGACCGAGATCGCAGGAGTGTGGATCTTGGACGTTGCTGTGATTGTCGCAGCGATGAAGTCCGTCACGGAGAGTGACGGGGTATGGATCGATGTGGCTGTGACAGTACCTGCGATGATATTAGTCGCAGAGAGGACTGGGGTATGGATCTTTGTAGACGCAAAGATATTTGTGGCTGAGACATTTGTGACCGAGATTGCAGGAGTATGAATCTTGGACGTTGCAGTTACCGTGGCACCGGTGATGTTTGTTGCTGAGACAGTCCCAGCAATACCGAGGTTACCAGAGGCATCTAGGTAGACAGATTTTCCGGCGGGATATCCACAGAAGACAACCTTGGTCCCGGCTGCCAGATTGACCACAGACCCGCTGTTCGAGGAAGCCAAGATAGTGTCACGTGAGAGTACGGTGCCTGATGCGGTATAGGTACCGAGGCCCACTTCCCAGTCACCAGAGCCACTGTCTGAGATTACATAGTATGTGGTATTGGCATTACCAATTTCAGAAAAAGTATCAAAGCCCGTATACGAACCACTGAGCGTAACAGAGCCCGTTCCTGTGGTTGTCGTATCTTGCTTTACTCTGTCTTTGACAACGAGAGCCATGCTTGCCAGACTCCCTTTTTATACTAGACGGATAATGGCTGTGGCAGCAGCAGCGGCTGGGAATTGAATTGTGAAGGTACCATTTTCTACAGACTTGTTACCACCGAAATCAAGGACAGCAACCGTTGAGTTTGACTGGGACGAGTTATAGATCAGTCCGCCCCGGGCAGTAAAAGTTGCAGTGGTCCATGCCGTATTGCTTACATCAACAATTCCTACAGAGCCGTCTACTGTAACGTCAACAATGTTTAGGGTGTTACCACCGGCTGTGTAGCCGGTACCACTGACCTCTGCTGATGTACTGTAGGTTGCGGTACCAGAGCTTAAAGATGCTGCGTCTGTGAATAAGGCGAGCTTGAAAGTATCGGCGTCAAAATCCTGATCGCCCAATAGAACCTGTTTCTTGAAAGAGATGCTCATTCCCTGTGAGATAGCCATGATTAGTTTTAACTCCCGATGGTTACAGTACCACACTGCACTGTGCCCGTGATTCTGCTTAATGATACCACTATGTTAAGATTTGAGACAAACGTTGTCATTGATGGATTCCATACAAGTGGGTTAACAGAAACAGGTGTCTCAGTCCGGGCATCCCTGAGAATACGGATTGGTCCAATACGTGGTGCTTGGTTTTGTGGATGGTTCTTGAGATCAAAAGCGCCATCGCTTTCTGAGAAGTGGACAACCATTCCAGTGCCCTGCTCCTTTACCCGCTGATCATATGGGAACCTGAAACCGGATCTGTCACTGATGAACCATGGGGATTTTCTGACTGCCATGATGGTCTAGACTACGACCCTGAAACGGGGGATGGCCCTGAATGGGGCACGTTGTCTGTCCTCTTGCATGGCGTTCTGTAGGGCTTCTTCATAGACCTGTTTTAAGAAAGCAACCCTGTCACCGGGTACACCGGGGCGCTTGATCGACATATAGTAGGCCAAGGCGTAAATAAGACACGGGAGAAAACGGAAAGGCACGTCGGCGGTGTCCACGGACTTTGTGAAGTCTTCGTATCTGCTGACGTTCCAGTATCTGAAAACGTCCGTGGAATTTTCCGGGACAGGCCATAGATAGACCTCGATGTTGTCACGCTTTCTATGGACAGCGTACTGGTTTGGTCTTCCTTGTGTGCTCTTGTTTGGAAGCTCTTGGTAGTTGTCCATGGAAATTCTGGTGAGTTCGATGTCCGTGCCGGAACGTCTGATCGAGGCTTCGGTGATGTCGATGATGTCCTGATCAAGATCGTAGCTCGTCTGGCCTTCAACGGTGGTAGTGGTTCCGAGCCCGGTCTTCCATAGGAGGATGCCACGGTTCTGCCAGTCCGTGAGAATCAGGTTTAGACTGCGTCGGGCTGATCTGGGCTCCTTGCCAAGATCTGATTCGCCGCCGATCATGTCCAAGGCTTCATCGATAATCTCATCGATGTCCATGTTGAATGTGGTAGTGCCTGATGTTGTCATGATAGAATTATGCCTTTCTAAATCTAGCTGTTTTTGCTGCTATACGTCTTGGTTGTTTGACCACTTGTTTTCCTGCTTTTGTTCCCTTTCGCTTTGCCCGAGTGGTTGCAGCATACTCAGAGGAACTAAGAGACTTAATAGCTTTTTCGGGGAGATATCTTTCCCCGGTTGCGTCTGCACCTTGTGTCGAAGGCTTACCAGATTTTGTTCGCCAGTTCTGATTCGTCCAGTTCCTTAAACTTTTTTGAGATTTTTTAAGAGGCATTACTTGTAGCCCCCGCCTTCCTTTTTATATTGTCGGGCCAGCATCTGAGCTTTTCTTGCGGACCACTGTCCTGAACGTCCGCCCTTGTTACCGGCTTTTATTCTTTCAAAAATTTTCTTACGCATTCCCGGTTTTGTATAGTTGCCTGCCTCGTTCACACGAGAGACAGCACCGCCTTTTTTATAAGAGGGTTTCTTCCTCTTTCCAGAGACTAGCTGCTTTGATACGCTGGATCTAGATATTACTGACATGGTGATTGTGATCCTACGGTCACCGTTAAATAAACCTTTTGCCTAGCATTGTTTCGTCATCCTGTGGTTCCTCAATGTGGTCAGTGATTGGACCACCCTTCATCCAAGAATCACATACGTTTTTTGCGAGACAATTAAAATGAAACAGTTGACAGTAGCCATGTGATGCTTCGCTCACAACGTCTTCTTCCATGGTGTCGCCGATACAATCGAGCATTGCCTTGGTCATGTTAAAGTAACCACAGTTTCCACATCGCTTATCGGAGATGTCTGTGGGTCCGTAAGAATGATCCTGAATAGCAGCTTCTTTATTGGCTTCGTTTAGGGTCTCATCTTGGGTTGCCGTGGGGCAATAGATTTCAACTTCCTGTTCTTCATACTGTTCTGGTCCGTTTTCGATAATGACTGTGATCGTAGGCATACTCATTAGTTGCATCTCCATCTTTTTCTGGCTGCACAGATTCTTTTCTTAGGGGTTTTTGAGCAGTCAATGTTGTGCATTTTCTTCTGACCCTCAGATCTTGCGCAGTAGCTTTTTCTTCGTTTTGCCCGTGACCCGGAAGGTTTCTTTTCAGTCACCGCAGTTTTAAGTTTAGATCCGGGGTTGGCACGGCGGTACTTTGCCACGCCTTTTTCTGTCAGACCCGCACCTTTGGAAGTGGATAGTTTTTCCCCACGTTTAACTGAAAGGCTAGGCATTTTTGCCATCTACTTAGCCTACTAATACTAGGGCGTGTACCGAGGTTGGGACAGCGATGTAGAGTCCATCGTTGAAACGGATGCCGCTCTCTGGTACGAAAATGTCATTACTTCCGTTGGTCATTGTGGGGGCCTCTAGAACAATGTTGCCGTCGGTCTGACCGCCCTCTCTGAGAACAACCTTTCCCAAAGCTGCTGTCCCGTTACCTACGATATTGAGACCACGGAGTCTTCCACCCGCATCTGTAAGAGTTGTCGAGGCGCTGACATAGTAGGCTTTTACATTTGTTGCCATGATTAATTAATCCTTTGTTCCCCTGAGTATAAACAGAAAAAGGGGGAACTCCAACTGGAATTCCCCCTAATCTTAGTGTACGAGATTTAACAAGGGTTTATTAGACGCCCTTGTTGCCTCGCCACTGACGCCAGTCACTCCAGCCAAAGCTATAACGCTCACGGGCCTTGAAGCGAAGGTTACCGGTGTCAAAGTCTGGCTCCATCTTCGTGGCAAGAGGTGCTCGCATGAACATCTTTGTACCATTGGGACAGTCGTTCCGTAGGAACCATGCGTCTGCGTCGGTGAAACGACGGTTGACATAGTAGCCGTTAGGAATAAGGCCCAGATTACGAACGGCGTTGATGTCGTTCAAATCTGTGTTGGGCCGACCCGGAGAAGCAAGGATTCGATCTGCATCGAACTGGCCATCCGGGGCCACGTGGAGTGAGACTGGGGAAGCACCGATGAAGATACCACGATCATCCTTGATCTTATGAGTGTTGATGATTGCGGTTTCGAGGGTGCCTTCTGATAGATCAGCGGCAGTCTCTAGGTTTGACTGATTGCCATCGCCGACAGTGGGATGGGCGGCTGAGAACAGCACGACACCATCACCACCGACATAGCCAGCAGTGAAACCGTTGTTGTACACGTTAGCGGCCTTGACCTGCTTGGTCTGAGCCATTGCCCGGGCCAAGGCACGAGCCCTGACCTTTGCGAACGTGTCATAGAGATTGTCTTCCATTGCTTCTTCCGTGACGGCGAAAGCAAGGGCAACAGTCTCAGCGGTGTAGCGGGAAGTCCATGATTCCTGAGCGGTATCATAAACAACTGCTGCACCTTCAGCTTTAGTTGGGGCTGCGCCAAAGCCAGTCATAAGCACTTCTTCCTCAAATGCACGATCAGAGTTTTCCATGTCGAATAGAGGACGATCCTCTTCATCAACGGCTGCATACTCTAGGCCGAAAATTGCATTCAGGCCGGGAAGTAGTTGCTTGGCGATATCCGCACGATTAATAGCCATGTTCTATACCTCCCTTAGCTTTGTGCTGCTGAAGTGTACGAATCGACATGCTGGACGAGACGGACTTCAACTCTTGGATTCGCATCGCCAAAGGCGTTATCGGGGACATTAGAAAGCCCGATTACCTGTAGCATTGCAGAAGCAGTAGCACGGCCAGCAACCTTTAGACCAAAGCCAGAACGGCCAGTCATGGTTGAGCCCGCACCTAGTGTGACGGTGTAGTTAATACCCACATCACCAAGGGAGACAGTGGCGTCAGCCTGAATGAGATAGGTAGTTGCAGGATCGTCATTGACGATTGCAAAAGGGGTTCCGTCAACAGACGATGTACTGGCAGGCCAGTAACGACCGAAAATTGGCTGCCTGCTAACGGGATCGACGTATTCGCAACCTTGGAAGGTTCCGAGAACGTGATCAGTAGTCGTGGTGATGACCTCAACAGTCCCTGATGAGCCTAGCTTTACGACATCTCCTGAGAAGATGCTTGAACCGAAAGTGTTGGCGATACGATAGCGGGTGGTGCCACCTGAGTTGGCACCCGAGCCTCGCATTCTAGCAGGGACTAGGCCATTTAAACCTTTATTCAAAGCCATTAAATTTCCTCCTTGATAGCTCTGAGTGGCAGTGTCTTACCCATCGAAATGAGCGGACCTGCCTGTCCTTGCCCTTGATTTGCTTGCATTAGTAATAGGAGCCCGTGAATCATTATCTCGCATGAGGTTGTTATTCACAGCTTCGTTGAGCATTCTTGTACGTTCGTTGGCTCTAAAAATTCGGTCTTCTCTCAGCTCGTGGGGCATTTTTGCAAGGGCTACATCCCCACGAATAATACAACCAGAAAGACGACCGTGATCAAGACCTTTGAAATTACGAGCCATATCAGGACATTCTTCTTCCGTCACAAATTCCCAACCTTCGTTAAGGCGGACACCGATGTTCTTGGTGTCCTCTTCGCCTCTGACTGAAATCCGGACCCATTTTAGGGCAAAGCCTTTGTCATCAAACGTGTTGATCACATGCTCCGGGATGTCTAGCCAGTTGGGACGCTCTTTTGTATGTAGACGTGAATCCCTGTCTCGCTCGCTATCGGTTCTTGATTTTTTTTCTACTACTCGTGCCATGTTGTGTCTCTCCCACGCTATCCGTTAATCAAGGTATAGTCACCGGCAGATCGCTCTGCTTTCTTCTTTTCGGCTGCATACCTTTCAAGAGTAAGGCCCCATTTCTTGGCAAGACTGACATCAGCTTGTGTCAATCTAACTTTATTTGAGGTTGCCTGTCTGCGTGATTGACCGGCTACTACTTGGGTGTTAGTTTTTACGTCCCCACCACCGGGACGAAGCCTTGCTGGAAGCTCTGTTGACAATCTCTTGTCCAGCTCCTCATAAAAGTCGTCATCTCTTGGATCAAAGCCTTCTTCTTTCAAAGACTGATCCATGGCCAAGGCGATGGTTGTACCGATCTTGTCCTTGCCAAACCATTCGTTCTTCTCTGCCCATTCAACTGCACCCTCGTCAAACTTCTGCGGCTCTGTGGGACGCTGAGGTGTTGCCTGAGGCTGTGAGACATCTGTTTGTGTAGTACCACGGCTCTGATTCATTAGAACAGCGTACTCAAGCATCTTGAGTTCAGCCTGAGCTTCTGATAGATCAGACTGCGACTTTACAAGAGTGTCCTTGTCTCCGTCGTCAAAGGCCCGGGAGAAAGATGCTTTTGCCGTTTCTACACGGCGCTGGATCTCGTCCTTCTTTGAATCAACGGACTGTCTCTGATAATCAGTGATGTTCTTGTCCTTGTCGGACAAAGCGCCTTCAAGATACCTGATCTTATCCATGGCAAGCGTGAGCTGTTCATCACGTTCTTTTCGCTGTGCCACCAGTTTTCTGATTCTTTTCTCAGCACCCTTGGTGTTGATGCCCTGTAGTTCTTCGGGCTCCTGTGATTCCGGGGGGGTGGTGGTGGGGTCTTTTTCCACAAACTCAAGCTCAACTTGCGTGGATTCTGGAGGGGCAATAGGATCACCCTTGCTATCTTCGAATTCAATTACAGGGGGGGCTTCTTTCTTATTGTCGGGGCTGGTGTTGATGGTTGACCAACCGTCTTCGTTTTCTTCGGACATTTTTATCTTTTCTCCTGTGACCTTAGGGTCACCGTTGGGGGCGAATCAATCGAATTACGCCTTTGTGTCTCTGGGTACTTAGTTAGATAGATTAAACATTGGGTCAAGACTTGAAGGATCTTCTACCACCATGGTGATTTCATCATCATAGCAGATAATTAGTCTGACACCCTTGTATAAGAACTTAGCACCTGTGTGCTTACCGTAGCAAACATAGTCCCCGGGTTTACACCATGCTCCCTTTGGGAACTTGTCCTTGTCTTCATAGGCCAAGTCTCCCACGGAGAGAACACGGCCCACCGTTGACAGGTACTTCATGTCATCCTTGGCCTTGTCGGGGAGAATGATGCCACCCTTTGTCTTTGCCCTGATCGGCACAGGGCGGATCAGGAGGCGATAGCCGGGGATCTTTGGGAGTGGTTCTGGATCTGGGATAGTTGACTCTGAGAGCCAGTCATCATTTAACATGGATCGGCTTAGTTCTGGTTCAAACATGGTGGTTAAAATTCTTCCTCGTCATATTGGGTGAGTCTTCTCTCAATATCAGAACACTTTGAAATGACCAACTCTAAGCCGTGGATCATTCCTACCATGCGCTGATACTCTGCATAAGTTTCGCAAACACCTTTGGACAGACTCGACTGGACACCATCAATTTCCTGCCGAATCTCGGATTTTAGGTCTTCAAACAGTTTCTATTACTTTCTTCGGCTGGCCTTTGCCGTGTACGAGGAAAGATTTGCCATGGTTGGCGTCACGTTTGTGTTGTAATCACTGGAAGGATCACCACGTAAAACGGCAACATGTGCTCGCTCCGTCCACTCTGAAGATGGAAGGGTGGACCAATCCTGACTCGGGGCCAGTTTACCGGGACCCTTGCTCATTTTGCCTTTCATAATACCTATTTTCCTTTTGTCGTTTTCCGCTCGACTTGGTAAAGACGACGGATCATTTTCTTGGCGTTATCAACAGAAGAAGCCTTGGCATGTTTCTTCCATTTACCGCCTACTTTCTTTTGTACCACATTTCCTACATTACGCCAAGGCATCTATGTTACTCTACTGGTACGTCGCCGTAAGGGGTGCCATTTGATCGTAGGTCTGCGGATAACGTTTCAGTTTTATCATCTGAGTACCATGTTTGCAAAAGTGTGCCGTCTGCTTTGTAGATGTTATAAATTGTTCCTGTTCGGTTCCCATCTTCCATTCTTCCTAAGGTTTCGATCCTGTCTGCTTGGTCTTGTTCCGGTGCAACCATGTTATATGCGAGAAGTCGTCTCTTTAGTAGACCTCGTGGGAATGTTTTCGTACCGTCGTCTAATGTCATGAGGAAATTTTCTGTCTGTGTCAAATTGATGAGATCCTCTTGTACTTCCGTACCATAGTCTTCAGTCCCGACTTTTTCTGACGCATCCAAAAATGTTTTTACGTCGTTCCATTCCATTGTGCCCGTTCCACCATTGTACATAAGATCCAGCATCGCTGAACGAGCCTCTGGACTATATGATTCGAACTTACCATCACCATGTTTGTTATTGAAAACTTCGGAGCCTTGATCATAAAACTGACGGGCAACAGCCGCTGCAAAAGCCTGCTGATCATCACCGAAGTCTGCTAACGCTAGTCCATTTTTAGTGGCACCGGAGATATCAGATTGAGTCCAATCAATGTTGCCTTTGGCATCCGTGACAATAGTAACACTGCCCTTATCAGGAACAACACCGTAACCTAGAGTGAATATCCCTTTATCATCGAAATGAGGCTTGAAACCTTCTCGTCCACCTACTTCTGCTGTGAACATATTTACTGCCAATATTCCGGGCCGATTGTCGCCTCTATCAGGAGCATATTGAGGAGATCCAGTCTGTATTACATCACTTAATGTTTCTGTGAACGTCGTAGGTGTAGGTTCTGCTACTTCTGTCGGACTCTGGGATGCCGTGGGCTTTACTTCTGGTAGACTCTGCATAGCCTCGAACATGCTTGCGTCGGTGGGAGACAGGGGCTCTACTTCTGGTACTTTTAACCCTGATACATTAATATCCGGGGTTTCAGAGAACTGTGATTTCTTAGTGTTCTGAATATCTTCGTACATACTCATGTTGTTTCGATATGCTGCTGCTTCTGCCATGTCACGGGCTTCGTCGGGGTAAATATCAGAGCCAGTACCTAGCTGTTCAGGATCGTAGCTATTGATCAAGGCAATGACATCGTCAAAGTTTACCTTGCCTCCGGGTTCATACCCTTTGATTTCTGCGGCTCCGCCGTCGGCAAATCCTTTGGTCTCTGCTTTGTTAATGTCTCGCATCTTGCCGAGTCCTTCCAAGAGGAATTTCTGGAGCATGATGTCCTTTTTGTTCTCGGCTTCCTTGTTTCGGATTGTGTTGACACCGATGTCTTTTGCTGCGTCGATGTCCTGACCACGGCGGCGGATGTCGAGTTCCTGTTTCTTCAGGGAGAGGTCCGCCATCTCTTTGGCGTTGTCCTGATCTAAGCTCTTTTCCTTTAGCTCAAGACTTCTGGACTCTAGGGCTAATTGCTGCTGTTCCAGACTCTGGTACTGACCGAGCTGCTGGTTAGCATTCAGGATCTGTTGTGCGGCCTCGGCCATGATCTCGGGCATGACATCTGGGTTTTGCTGGGCGGCACCGGCTTCATTCATGAGACCGCTCATGGTCTCCTGATATTGCATCATCATGTGATCCCTGATGGCGGCTTGTAGGATCGGACCGATGCTTTGAAGAATCTTGTTCTGGCCGAGGCTGGGGTCTTGCATGAATGCTGTGAAGACTTGGATGTATGCCTGATGATCCTGACCGGGAAAAGCAGAGATCGGGAGACCCTTTGATGCCGCCAGAATATCAGAGACAGGATCTTGTTCCTGAGGTTGCTTTTCGGCGGATAGGAAACGTGATGGTTCCCGTACACCGGCGGCTGTGAGCAAGGACCTGTGTACTTCTCGCATGTCATAGGTGCCGGGGGCTGACTGTGCTGAAATCTGGAGAAGTAGCTGGGCCTGTGCCAGACGATGAGCCTGTGAGGGAATGTTAGGGTCAGAGACCGGGATGATATCGACACGTCCGTCGAAGTCAGCACGGGTGACAGGGAGTTCACGGCCCGGAATAGGGATCATCATCTGCTCATCTGGGAGGAACTCGTAGTTTAACCGGGCCAGAATTCTTAGTTCGTCTTTTTGACTCTTGTGTAGGCGCTTGTGGATGGCCGAGAAGAGCTTTGCTGAAGCCTCGATCAGGGCCAAGGTCGTTCCCACGGGGCCGTAGTTCGATGCGTCAGATACCACAGCGTCCGTGGAGTCTGCGAATTTTTGACCGGCTTGCGTGATAAAGCCAAGAAGCTGGAACAGGGTCTGGGAAGGCTCCTTGTATGGGAGTGGGACAATGGCCTTGTTCAGGTCCATGCCCGTTGCTTCGACTTCCTTGAACTCGCCGGGGGCGATGGGGTCATCACCGCCGACAATCCTGATGCCACGGGCCTTGAAGCCGCCGGGGAGATTGGC